AAATTTTGAGGCGGACACAGTTCCGCCTCATTATGAAAGTAGAAAGGAATTTCATGAAAAAATTTACCGTCACAATAAATGCCTACGATCATTACGCAAGATTTGAAGTATTATCTGAGGATAATGCTATTTCCCTTGAACAAGCCATAGTTGACAAACTAGGAGAAAATGTTATAAAATGGGAACATATCGGAACTAAAGTTTTTGCTTCCGATAAATACAGAATAACCTATGAGGAGGTTATAGATGATACAAGACCTATACAAACAAAAAAGGTCCTTGGAGTTGAAGTGGGAACAGGAGCATCTCTCTAACGATAGATACACTCTTGAGATGGTTAGAATTGACGATAAAGTCAAACAGATCATCACAGACATCAAGCTTGAAGAAGCTAGAATCGCTCACTTACAGAACACTGTTGAAAGTTCTGCTCCTGAAGTTTCAGTAGCTACTTAGTAAAAAGCTACATCGTTGGAAAAATTCCACTCCGCACTGTAGGACTTCTTGCACTCTACTCAAAACTAGTATATAAAAAACTCACTATACAATTTAATTAGAACATAGACGCGTATAGTCGACGGCCTAGAGACTATGTTCGGAAACTAGGAGGATAATAATATGGCAAATACTACATTTTCAGGACCAGTAACTTCATTAAATGGTTTTATTGGTGGACCTAACCCAAATGCAGGTGACACTCAACAAGGTGGAACTAACACTTGGTCTGTTACTGATGCAAACACTGTTACTAATGGAACTGATTCATTAGAAGCAGCTAGCAACAAAGGTGTAATGATTTTTGTTGACAATGGTGCAGCAGGCGCAGCAGTATATGCTTTTTCAGATGGAACAAACTGGAAAAGATGTGACACGCTTGGAAATATCGCGTCATCATAATAAATAATTAGTGTGGACCTTCGGGTCCACATAAAATTTTAAGGAGAAAACAATATGTCATCAGACCAAAAATTTACAACACTTACAGCTGACGGACAGGTAAAAACTGCTTCAGGAGGATCTACTAATATTGGTCCTGCTAGAGTTACGTACATTCAAGCTACAGGTATTACAAATATAAAACTTTATGATGCAGCAACAGCATCTGGAGCTATTGTATTTGAATCTACTTTTGGAAGTGAAGGATTAGATATGTATATACCTGGAAACGGAATTAGATTTCAAAATACTATCTATGCAGATGTAACTGGATCAGGATCTGTTACTATCGGATATACTGGCTAGGAGGCTAAATGGCTAACACTACCTCTGGAACTACAATTTTTGAAAAAGGTTTTTCTATTGCAGACATTGTAGAAGAGTCTTATGAAAGAATTGGAATATCTGGCGTTTCAGGTTACCAATTAAAAAGTGCAAGACGTTCTTTAAATATAATGTTTCAAGAATGGTCTAATAGAGGTTTGCATTATTGGGAAGTTGCAAACAATTCAATTACATTAGTTAATAATCAAGCAACGTATACTATGTTCAGATCTACATCTGATGGTACATCTAGTGCAACAGCAGTCTATGGTGTAGATGATATTTTAGAAGCAAGTTTTAGAAATTCAGATAATGTTGATACACCTCTTACAAAAATAAATAGATCAACTTATCAAGCGTTATCAAATAAAACTTCAACAGGTCAACCCACACAATATTTTGTACAAAGATTTATTGATAAGATAACTGTTACTTTATATTTAACTCCAGGAACTGATCAAGCAGGTAAATTTTTTAATTACTACTATGTAAAAAGAATCCAAGATGCCGGAGACTATACTAATGATGCAGATGTACCTTATAGATTTGTACCTTGTATGGTAGCTGGACTTGCATACTATTTAGCAGTTAAATATTCACCAGAAAAAATTCAATCATTAAAAATGTTATATGAAGATGAATTACAAAGAGCTTTACAAGAAGATGGCTCTTCTGTTAGTTCTTTCATAACACCTAAAACTTATTATCCGAGTATCTAATGGCAAAATTATCTAGAGGAAAATATGCACAAGCAATATCCGATAGATCAGGTATGGCATTTCCTTATAATGAAATGGTAACTGAATGGGATGGAAGTTTTGTACACAATTCAGAATTTGAAGGTAAACAACCACAGATTCAACCTTCAAGATTTACAGGTGATCCACAAGGTTTAGCAAATGCAAGACCTGCAAGAGTTGAACCTGCTACAGAAAATTTATTACCAGGAAATCCTTTGAGTTTAAGTTCTGGTTCTTCTACAGTAACTGTAACAGAACCTGCACATAGAAGAACAACAAATGATACTGTTGTATTTAGAAATGTAAATGGAAGCCCCGGAGGCCTGGTGTATTCTTTATTTGAAAATGGCTCAGGATTTAGTATAACAGTTATTGATACAAATAGTTACAGTTTTAACTGCGGAAGTAATGCAATTGTAACGGAAAAATCAGGAGGAATGTTTGTAACTGCAGGACCAGTTACTCTAACACCATAATGGCTTACACTTTAGTAAATTTACAAGATGATATTAGAAACTATACAGAAGTAGATGACTCTGTATTATCAAATACTATTCTAACAACAATTATTAAAAATGCTGAAAACAGAATTTACAGAGATGCAGATTCTGATGACAATAGATTTTATGCTACATCAAACTTAGCATCTGGAAGCAGATACGTTACTATACCATCTGATTTAAGATTTATTAGATATGTTCAATTAACAGATTCTAATAATAAACAAACTTTTTTAGAAAAAAGAGATACAAGTTTTATGGCTGAATATTATAATACTCCAAACACAGCTTCTGGAATACCTAAATATTATGGTAATTGGGATGCTAATTTTTGGGTAGTAGCACCTACACCAAATGCAACTAATTTAATAACTTTAGCTTACACAAAACAACCAGATTCAATAACAGCTTCACCAGGAAGTACACAAGGAACTTACACAAGTAATAAATATCAGGATTTACTTTTGTACGCTTGTCTGGTAGAAGCATATGGATACTTGAAAGGTCCTGCAGATATGTTACAATACTACGAAGGATCTTATAATAGAGCTTTACAATCGTATGCGATCGAACAACAAGGTCGAAGACGCCGGGATGAATGGGAAGATGGAACCATTCGTACTCCTCTTAAATCTGAATCACCATCATAATCTAAGGAGATAAAAAATGGCAAATATAGTACCTGACTCTTTTAAAACAGACCTACTTGGTGGCGTGTTTGATTTTGATTCATCTGGTGGATCAACTTTTAAACTTGCACTCTACAGTAATATTACTGGTTTTAGTACTTCAACAACTGCTTATACAACTTCCAATGAGGTTTCTTCATCTGGAACAAACTATACTGCAGGTGGAAATACTTTAACTAATAATGGTGTAGCGGTATCAAGTAATGTTGCATTCGTTGACTTTGCAGATTCTACTTTTAGTTCTGTAACGTTATCAGCAACAGGGGCATTGATTTATAAAGGTTCAAGTAATGAAGCTGTATTAGTTTTAGATTTCGGTGGAACAAAAACTGCAACTAACGGTGATTTCGTTGTTCAGTTTCCAACTGCTGATTCTTCTAATGCAATCATTAGACTTGGCGACGCATAATAATTAAAAGGAAATAGTAATGGCATTTGTACTCAATGATAGAGTTAAAGAAACATCTACTACGACAGGGACTGGTACGTTCAGTTTAGCCGGAGCAGAAGTTGGTTTTGAAACTTTTGTATCTGGTATTGGAACTACTAATAGTACCTTCTATGCAATATCAAATGATGGAACTGCAGAGTTTGAAGTTGGTACTGGAACTGTAACAGATGCATCACCTGATACTTTATCAAGAGACACTATTATTTCTTCGTCAAACTCCGATAACAAAGTAGATTTTTCTGCAGGAACTAAAACTGTATTTTGTACATATCCTGCAAAACGTGCACCATCTGCAAGTATGACAGCTACAACTTATGTAACAACACATGCTTCAAATATTTCTGATGTTCAAACAATGGATTCAGGAGTATTAGCCGGACCAGTTCAAGTTTCAGGAACTGTAACAGTAACAGGTAATTTAATTATATTATAATGAGTACAATAGAAGTAGATAAAATAATACCACAGTCAGGAACTAACTTACAAGTTGGTGAAGCTGGTGATAGTTTAACATTACAAAACGGTGTTATACCAAACTCTGCTTTAGCAAATGGTCAAGTTACAATTAATGGTGTTGCCGTTGCCTTAGGTGGATCAGCTACAATACCAACTGAAACACAACCAACAATTACAAATATTTCACCTTCTGCAATTGATGCAGACGTTGGAGGAACAGTTACTTTAACAGGAACTAATTTTGCATCTATACCGAAAGTAGAATTACAAAGAGCTAATGGTGCAGTTCAAACAGCAACGTCAGTTACATTTACAAGTGCTACATCAGTTTCTTTTACAACGGGTACAACAGGTTTAACAAACGGACAAAACGTTAGAATTT